CAGTTTTATAATCAGAATTACTAACAATAGCTGTGTTAAAACTTGCTTTTATTTTCGCCCAAAGCTTCTTTAGTCCACTTTCATCTAAGAAATTCATACACCCCCCTTTCTAATTTAATGCATTAATTACCGATATTGGGATTGCGCTGTCCGCAGTTGCGCCATTGGCGATGCCGTTCAACTTGGTTTTGAGTGCTGCCGTGAAGTCTTCGGTCGAAAGCCCCTTTCCGCTTACCACGTCAACCTTCTTTGATAGAGCTACATTTACGTCTGCTGTCTTAGCATAAGGCGACAAGTCGACCTTCACGGTGTGAGTACCGATTTTTTCCCACGCACCATTGGTATAGTAATACTCTTGATACACATCGTTGGCATCGCTTCCGTCCTTAACGATGTATATCTTGTTACTCTCGCCCGATGAAGGAAGGCTGGTTACCAACTTGAACAAAGATGTATCGAGGTTGCCAAGTTGTGCGAGCGGGATTCTTCCGTTGGCATCAAGTCCACAAATGCCGTTGGCTGCATTCAAAGTTCTCACGCTTCCGTCTGCCATCAAAACTTGGAATGTAGTGCCGTTGGTCTTGACAAATTTCGATGCGGTTAACTCTCCACATAAAACATTGCCAGTGGCTGCTTCTACATTGAATGTTTCTTTTAATTTTCCATTCTCATCTTTTGCACTAGCGGAAATGAACTCGGATGTTAAACCAAATACTGTGGATTCATCGAGTTCTTTAGCTAATATTCCAGCACCGCCTTTAAAATAAACATAATCAGTAACAGTTCCACCTTTCAATGAAAGGTAGTTCTTGCCTACCCAGCTTTTAATCTTCTCCCAAAAGGAAGCAAGTCCTATTGCGTCTAAAAATTGCATAATCTATTGTTTTAAATTGTTATTTACTAGTAATATCTGTTATCTGTTCCTCCGTGATTGCTGGAGGGAAGTCCTTCGTCACGATGTCGGTCACTCTGTTTGAAATATCCTTGTAGATGTCCGTGCCGAGTTTTTTTGCTGTCACGCTGCCGTCTCTGATGTTTCCAGTTGATATACAGTCCTCGGTCAGATGGTCGTGTTTGACCGCTCCCGGTTGTAGTTTATCTGAGGTCACACAATTGGATGCTAGGTGTCTGTTCTTTACAGAGCCATCGGCAAGCTTCGCTGCCGTTATCGCCCCATCCGCAATTTGCGCTTCCGTTATTGTTATCTTGGCGAGTTCACTCTTGATAATCCTAACGACTGCATCGTTCTCCAGTTTATCGTCCATCATGGCAAGCATCCTGCTTAACTCGACAACGATGTCGTAAATTTCCGTGCCGACACGCACCGCTGTGTTTTCTCCAACCTGCGTTGCATCTCGTATCAGCTCTGCCATACGGAGCATTTTTTGAATATCCTCGTTCATGTCTTATGTGCTTTTAGTTGCCTATTGCGTGAATGTGTGCCCTTGTTCCTCGCTGTGCCTTCACTTCTCCTTTCGAGGTGAATGCCTTGAGATATTCGAGTGCATCTGATAAATATCTTTCTGCCATGTCCATGATGTCGTTGTATTGCTTGTTGTTCGACAAATCTTGAACATGGTCTGAATAATCGTCTCTGTGGCGCATTCCACCTGCTCGGCTTATAATTGTGCCATCGGCACGAAAAAGCCTCGCATACGTGAAATAAGCGAGTGCTTTGCGTATTCCGCTGGTGTACTTCTGCACCTTGGTTTCTTCTTGGCTGCAATCGCCCTCCTTCTTGGTGGTGTATTCGCCACCGTCCAGGAATACCGCAGGCTGGAAATCGGGCAATACTGAATCGCCCCACTCTCCCTGCTCGGTCGCTGCCTTGAACCGCTCATACCCGATGGCTGGTATGATGTTCGCATCTTCGCATTCCCGAATGTATGCGTTCACATCATCCTCATCTAGGTGTGTGCTGGTCGGTCGTGCCAGTTCTCGGAACTGATCAACCGTGATAAGTTGTTTTCTTTGTTCTCCCATAGGCTCAATCAATTAGTCTATCGTGTTGTTACCTGCCACCTCGCTGCTGATATACTTTAGCGGCTGTAGCTTGGGGTCTAGGTTCTGAATGGCTGGGTCGTGCCAATTCTTGAAAATCTTCTTGAAGGCTCGCTCGATGAAACGCTGCTCGGTTGTCACTTCGCCAGCATAGTATTCGTAAGCGTCCTGCATAACTTGTCCGCTGAATCCCAGCTTGCCAATACGGATGGAGTAGAAGAGTTCTTGGTGAAACTGGGCATAGATGCGTTCGATAACGCTGCTGTCGGTCACGCTGAACTCCTTGTCGAAGTTCTTCGTAGGGAAAGCGACAACCTTCGGTTCGTCTTCCTCGTTCTCCACCTCTACAGCTAGAATCTTCGCTGTGTTCTCGTCCCCTTGGAACTGCAAAAGGTCTTCATCGGAAATCATCTGTCCGCTCTCCACCTCTTCGCCTTCCTCATTGAACTTCGGAACGCCTTTTTTTGTTACAAGCATACACGATACGAGGAAGTTATTGCGGACGTTTCGCATCTTGACGTTACCCAGTCCCTCATCGGTCGAAATCTCCGTGATGGCTGAATCGTAGCTGGCTGTCGGATAGATGAACTTTCCGTCTAGGCTCTGCCACAGAATCTGCCCCTTGTAGCTGTCGATGCCGCCAGCGTTCTCAATCTGTTCAAGAACGATGTCGGTGTCGGGGTTGAAGACGTTGATGCGCTCAATAGTCTTCTCGTTTACCATCAACCGCTTTCCGTTCCTCGTTTTCTTCTGCTCCCAGTCTGGATGCAGCAAGACGTGCGCCACGCTCCCCTTGTCGTCCGTCTCTTCAAGGCGGCAATTTTCAAAGGGTACGTGGCTCACGCTCGACACCTGCCCTAGAACGTTGTAGTTTACATGAAGGGCAAAGCCTCCAAAGCGTGCGAGGTCTTGCGCTACGTTCCGGAGCAAATCGTCTGCCGTGTCCCCCTGCTGGTTCATCGCCAACGATGCTAGAATGTCGCTATCGAAGCCGTAGCCCTCAATGAATCGGGCATATCGGTTAAGGCACAGCATTGCCGTTCCGCTGGCTTCAGTGATGCGTGCGAGGTTCTGCGGATAAAGATTATCATATCCGTATGCCTGCATCTTAAATCGGCTTACGTAGCCAATATCAACCCTTCGCTTTGGCTTCTTAACTGTCTTAACGTTCATATTGCTTGTGTCGTTTTACTTGTTGTTTTGTTACTCTTCCTTGCCTGCTTTTTCGGCTTGGTCGAGGTCTTTCTTCTTGTCGTTGCCTGCTGCTTTTTCGGCAGGATCTTTCCCGGTGGTATCATCTGCACCGCTGTCGCTGCCTGCTGGCGGCTGCTTGTTCTCGATGAGTTCATCGCTGGGTATCTTCTGAAAGTAGCTTTCCATGTGTGGGTACTTCGTCAGATATTCATGCGCTACCTTGTCGGTCAGGTTCTCGTTAGTGAAAATCTTACCATGGTAGAAGTCCGGGCAGGAAATGATAAAACCTGCCTTCATTGCGTAATTACATGTTTTTGGCATTGCCTTTTCTTTTTTGAGTTTTAGATAAATTTCGATTAAAGCATCGTGGTAACACTGCTGGCAGGTTGTCGGAACAAACCGCTTCCGTGTTACCTCGAAATATAGAGTTTCTATAACTGCCTTGTCAGTTGAATCAAAGGGACTGTCGAAACGTGCCTTCAACTCCTCGACCTTGGCTGTTGCTTCCTGGTATGTCATAGGCTACGCTGCTGCTTCCGTCAGAAGGCTCTGATACTTGGCTGCTGTGGTCTCGCTGTCTGTGTCGAAGAAGAAATAAGCTGCCTTCGGTACGCTCTCCTCTTCCAGCGTGATAAGCCAGCCACCCTCGGTGTCGTCTGAGTACTTGTCGTTCTCGCCTGCACTTGCCTTCAGTGCCTGCGCATATCCGAACACCTGATACTCTGCCTTTCCGTCCGTTCCCTTAGAGAGATTGCGAAGGATGATAACGAACTTTCCATTCGCCAGTCCGTCAATGATATTTGCGCAAACGTCAGGTGTGTTTGCCAATACCACGACTGCTACGGTATTCTTCCAGCTGTTGCGATACGTGCCAACGGTCAGCTCGGTCTTGGTTCCAGTGAATGGCTTGCTGCCTTCCTGCCGGATAGCGTATGCTTTCTTGCCAGTCTTCAAAACTAATGTTTTAATTATATTGCCCGCTACAACGGACTTGGTGAAGTCGATGTCGTCTCGGTTGATGATAAGTCCATCGCCCTCCAGTCCCTTTGTTACTTGGTCTTCGCAAGGGATGATGATGTCCTGAGCGATAAGGCTCTCGCAAGTTGTTGCCATATTAATTCGTTTTTAATTGTTATATCCCCAACACCGTTTTGTGGGTGTTGAGGATTGTCAAAATAACTTAATACTAAACTGAAAATTTGGAGCGATTAGTAAGCTGCATGGATCATGTCCTCTTCGAGGAGAGCCGTTCCAATCTTACCAGTAGCATAGAGATAGTTTCTGCGCTCCTTCTGGTCGAACCAGATGTCGAGGTCGCTGATGAGATTGTCTGCGTCTGTACCAATCATAAGGTGCTTAGGGTTGCAGAATACCGCACGGTGTGGAAGGTTGACTGTCGTTGCGCCCTTCTCGTATGCTTTAATCATTCTGTCCCAGATACCGACACGTGCAATCTTCACTCCGTTGTAGGTCGCTACTTCGAAGCCATCGAACAACTTCTCCCATGGCATAATGTCGTGGTAGGTCTTCTTGAGGTCGTAGGTTAATGCGTCAGCAAGCGAGCGTGTCATGAGCAATACGGCATCGCTGTCGTCAACGATACGTGTGTCTGCATCCATCAAAATGGTGTCTACAAGTGTAGTAGCCGCACCACTCTTGCGCAATGCAGAAATCTGCAATGCTGCCGTGGTCTCACTGTTGGCTGCGATGGCGGTATGTTTGGTCGCTGTGGCTGTAAAGATGCGCTTGAATAGACCATCGCAGACGTTGAAATTACTGACATCTAAGCCTGCTGTCAGCTTGCCGCCACCGCCACCTTCTTCACTTGCCAGTGCTGCTTCCTTGTCGCCAAGCCAGCCGAAACGCCAAATCATCTGCTGCATGGCTCGCTGGAGTGCATCTGCATAGATTGTCATGAAGTCGGTGCTGGTGAGGTCGCCAATGGCTGTACCAGTCTTCAATGAATACTCTGCGATGGTTCCCTTCAATGCCTCGTAGCAAATCTTGAGAGGGATTTCCCACTGTCCGAGTTCCCAACGCTTCTGAGAGTTGGCGATTCCCTTCTCTTCGTAGGTAGGGTCGCAACCGCCACCCTTCTTACCGACCATTTCCATCTCTCCGAGAAGAGCGATAGGGTCTTTCTCTTTGACCTTCTGAATGTTCACGAATGAAGAGAAATCTTCATCGTTGTAGAAGGTTTCCTGCACGGCATCCTTGATGCTTGCGAGGTTTTCCGGCTCGAGTTTAAGGTTCTCGAGCTGCTGTTTTGTAAATCCTGCCATTATTTTCTTTTGATTTAATGGGTTAATACTTTGTTACTTCTTGCCCTTTTTGTGGAGCTTGGCAAGTCTCTCCTTGATGGCGTTCTTACCTTCCTCGACTGGGTTCACGTTGTCGCCTGCGCCCTTGCCGCTTGGCTGTCGCTGTGCTGGCTGGTAGTGGCTGCTGTAGCCTGCCAGCACCTTCTCAGCACCGCCTGCCATCTTCACGGCATTCAGGATGCGCATGTCTTCCTTGCTCTTTGCGAGTTTCTGTGCGCCTGCCAGCTGTGCCTTGGTGTCGTTCAACTGCTGCTTGAGTGCTGCTACCTGCTGCTTCAACTTGGCTACGGTTTCGTCATCGGTGCTTGATGCGCTGCCGCCCTCACCGCCTTCATTGCCTTCACCGCCTTCACCGCCTTCATTGCCTGCGGTCTGAATGTCGGTAATTACACCGTCCTCGACAACGATTGTCTTGCCATCTGGCATTTCAAACGTTCCGTCCGGACTTGCCTTGTCGCCAACCTGTGGATCTCCCTCTTCTCGCTCAACGGTCAGAACTTGACCGTCCGATGTGTTGAGTTCCATCGCCTTTGGCTCTGCCTTGGCTTGTGGCTCTTCCACCACCTGCTCTGCTTCCTCCAGTGTCTTCACGCCCAACTTGGCGAGAATCTTGTCGAGGAGAGAAGCCTTTACTTCTGTCTTTTTCTCCATTGCTTTTGGATTTTGTTGTTTTGAATTAATAAAATTTTCTATGTTGCGTTTCGATGCGCTTGCGCTGAGTGGTACAATGGTGCTGCTGATAAGACCTAGGCGCAAAGCCTCGCTGGTGTTGATGAAGATGTCCTTATCCATAAGGGCTTGTATCTCTTCCCTATCGCACTCGCACCGCTCTACGTATGCGTCCACCATCTTATCCTGCCACATCTGCATTTCCTCGCCCAGGTTCTTCAAGTCCTTTGCGTTCAGCTGGTCGCCCAACCCCCAGCCAGGAACCCACGGATTGTGCAGCAGGAAGGCAGCGTTCTCGTATGCCTTGCGGCTCTCCTTTGGTGCTGCGAGCATGATGATTGTTGCCATGGATGCTGCCTTGCCCTCTACGGTGCAGGAAATCTTCTTGCCGCTCTGTCGCAGTCGGTCGTATATCGCCCAACCTTCGACTACAGAGCCGCCATTGCAGAAGATGCGCATATCGATTGTATCATCGTCTTTCGGTATGCTTGCTGCAAAAGCATCTATATCCTGAAAACACACGCAATCACCTCCCCACCATTGATACCAGAACTTGTTGTCTTGGCTGTCGATGTCGTTGTATATTCTGAGTTTTGCCATTGAATCGTGATTTTAAGTTTTAAAACGCTGCAAAGATACGATTATTTTTGGTATGTTTATCTCATAAGCAGTTAATTTTTCTAAACAAGCCAAAATTTTGCGCTCTAAGCGGCTTTTATTGCCTTGGGTGTGTAACTTTACCACCTTCGACCGAAAACCGCTCAGAACGCAAATCTTGATGAAATAACTGCAACCTTAGAGCCTGCCGATATTCTCTATCGTCTGCACTCTCCGCTGGGTGCGGTTTATTTCTTCCACGCTCACTACTGGCTGTGGAGCCATCTGATACCCTCTAGCTACAGCTGCCGCCAGCATATCCATGCCGATGTTGCTGCCTCCGTTGTTCGCTACGATAGGAACACCACCGCCTAGCTGGTTGAATGCGGATAATATAGGGCTGAACATCGAAGTCGCCTTGGCGGTCATTACGCTCTCGCCATTGGAAAGCCTTGCCGGGATGCTGTCGCTGGTTCCAGTGCCCGAGCCTTGGACGTAGCCGCCAGTGGAGAAGCCCTTGACGAGTGCTTTTGCTCCTGCAAAGGCTGCCTTGATAAGTACCATTAATGCTGCTGCGCTCGCAACACCTCCCCACGACTTGCTTGCAATCTCCTTCGCTAGGATCTGTGCATAGTAAGCGTTAACTGCTATTTCGATAGCGTCAAGTATTGATGTCAGCATCGATTTGAGGAATGAGTGAAGCGATTTATCCTCGCTCTCAAAGAACTCGGACAGACCGTCTCCCATGGTCTGTATCATGTCGCTCATCATTTTCAGTTGCTCTTCTGTCAAAGCTGCCTTTTTCTTGTTGGCTTCCTCTTGCTCCTTGACTTCTGCATCGCTCAAATCCTTTTGTAGCTGCTCCTGCACGGCTGCATAGTTCTTGTAGGCGTCCATCTTGCTCTGAAGGAAAGCCTTGTATCTCTCCAGCTTGGCTGTATCGTCTTCCTCTCCAGTGCCACCGTTCATGATGTCCGCATCCTTGCGAGCCTTCTCAGCATCCTCGAACTCCTTGTTGAGCTCGTCCACAATCTCCTTTGCTTGGTTCTTCAAGTCCGCTTTCGCCTTAATCATGATGTCGAGAAGTTTTGCCTGCATTTCCTGCGCCTTTTCCGCTCCTATCTCACCAGCCGCCACGTATGCGTCAATGCTCCTCGCTACCATGTTCTTCTCCAGCTGTTCGAGGTCGTTGTTGTAGTCTCGCTCGTTGTCGTACATGCCTGCGAGGTATCGCTTCTTTGCGTCCATTACTTGCTCGTTGTACTTGAACTGGATAAGTGCAATCTGTGCCTGCAATTCCTTTTCCTGCTTCTTCCTGCGCTCTGCCTCTGCCTTGGCTTCCGCTTTCTCCTTGGCTATCTGTGCCTTGGTCTTGGTGGTGCTGCCCTTGGCTGCTGGTGTCGTTCCCTTGTTTCCGTTCATTGGCTCGCTGCTGGTCGCTCCACCGTCCACATTTGCTAGCTTTAGGTGCTGCAATCTTCCGTTCACTGCGTTCTCGTATCCGTCAGCGAATGCGTTTCCGAAGTCTGCGCCAGTCTGCTTGATATCCTTCCATCCTTCCTTGATGAACTTTGAAAGGTCGAATATCTCCTTGAATCCCTGCTGTGCCTTGGAAAGGTCGAACGTTACGATACCCTCCAATATATCGAGCGCACCCTTTAGGCTTCTGCCGACTTGTTTCATTGCATCAATGATAAGGTTTGCAACGCCCTTGACTGCCGACCAAACGCCACGGAAAGCCGCCCCCAATGTCTGAATAACTCCACGCAAAAGAAGGCTCTCGTTGTACCAGTCGATGAAGTAGTTGATGGTGTTGAACAAACCCTTCATTATCTGGACGAGAACCTTTGTGCCGAACATCTTGCCCTTCTCGATCATCTCCTCGAATCCGTGCTGGCTCATATCGAACATCGATGAAAGGTAGCTGTTCAGTTCCTTGTGCAGCTTTATGTTCTCCAGCTGGGTCTCTCCCCACTCTCCGGTCTGCTTCTTCACTTCTTCGATGTCTGTTGTCATCGTGTCTAGCTGCTCGATGAGCTGTATACCAGCAGCCGCTCCCTGCTTACCGAAGACGTTTTTCAGAACATCGCCCACCTGCTGGCTGTCCGCTCCGAAGTCCTTCATCTTAGAAGCCACCTGCTGGATGATGTCGAAGGTGTTCTTCGTGCCGTTGGCTAGGTCTTGCTGCACCTGCTTGCTGGATATGCCGATAGCATCAAGGCTTGCAGATGTTGCTGTGCTCATTTCACGGATTTTCTTACTAGCCATCGTGATAATGTCTAGACCCTTGTCGCTGAAAATGCCGCTTCGTGTCTGCTGCAATATCGCCACAAGCTGGTCTGCACCGATACCTGCATCGTGGAAGGTAGGTGCATATTGCTGTATCTTGTTGAGCATATCGCCCGATAGGTCTGCACCGCTTGCAAAGCCATCGTTGATAACCTTCATCGCTTCCTCTCCCGATAGGTGATAGTTAGCCATGAGATTGTCAGCTGTGGCGAGCACGTCATTGAAATCCTTTCCCATCGAATCGGCTGTGGCTGCGATGCTGTTCCTCATCGTCTCCAAAGCTTCCCCGGTGTAGCCAGTAAATTCCTTTGTCAGTCGTGTGGCTTCCATCAATCCCTTGTTGTAGTCATAGAACCACTTGAATGTCATACCAACGCCGACAACGCCAGCGAGTGCAGCAAAATATGGATTCATAACCAAGCCGATTGCGGTCTTACCGAACGCCTTCAGCTTGTCTGTCAGTCCATCCATATTCTGCGCCAGTTTGATGATGTTGCTAACCTCGGTATCATTGACAATATCCATACCAAAGAACTCCGTCCCCTGCAGGTCATCTGCTGCTTGCATCATCGAGTTGTAGTAATTGCCAACGTTGCGATAATATCGTTGCGTCTCCTCCTCAGCCAACTTCAACTTGTCAGTTATCTCGTTGATATGCTGGGCTAGGGCTTGCCCCTTCGCTCCCTCACGTTCTGCCTTCGCCATTTCATCGTATTTCTTGGTGGCATTGGATAGCTGGGCACGCAGCTGCTTCAAGCTGCCCTCCTGCTCGTTCTCTGTGCGCACGTTGTTCTGTATCTCCTTCTGAAGGGCACGCACGTTGTACTGGTACTCCTTGATGGTTGCGTTGATGGCTTCCGTCTGTACCTTCATCTCGTTGGTTGTGATGGTCTTGTCTTTTTCCTGCTGCTGCAAGTCCTTGATGCTTGCCTTTAGCTGGTCTATCTTTTCCTTGTATCTGATGATGCCATAGATTGCATCCTCGTACTTGACCTTGATGTCAAGAATCTGCTGTTTGTCTTCACTTACCATAGTTCGTTATTTTTAATTGTTCAACTCTATCATTGTAACCTCGCAATATCCGCTGCTTGTGGTCTTGATTTCAAGAACAGCAAAATAGGCTCCATACTGGGCAAGGTACACTGGCTTCGTTTCGTCAAAATCCAAAATATCCAAGTCAGAAAGATTGAGCCGCTCCGTGATTACGTGCGCATTGGCGATGCTTGCCACAAGCTGCTTGTACTTCGTATCGAAGATGTTCTGAAGGTCAATGTCGAATCGTAGTGCCGCCTGCTCCTTGTCGTCTCTTAGCGTCATTATCCGCTCCTTGCAACCCTTATACTCGCCACCGCTCTTCATGCCGAATGAATCCAGTGTTCTTATCGGTATGCGGTTTCCGTCCGTGGCTGCGAATGGCAACGTCCATGTGTCCTGCTCATAGTCCAAAGTTGGATTGCTGATTGCAAGGTCTGCATCATAGTCTCCATGCGTCTCTTCGTCTTCCTTCCACTTGTAGCGGTTGTGCTGCATGTAGTCAGAAACGGAATACTCGCTTTTTCGTGGTGCTCCTTGTCGGTCATACGGAATGAGTTTTCCGCTCCAGTCGTAGGCGTTCGCCTTGTTGCGCCAGACGCTGGAAAACATGATAAACTGTACTTGCGTGCTATTGGTCAGCTGTCTAGGGAATGAGCCAGTTATCAAAGCCAAAAACTTAATGAAACTTGTTACCTCGATTTCAGGCAGGTTTATGCCGATAGGGAAACTTCCACCAATCGGAACGCTGTCCCCACTCTTGACGCTCGCAGTGATTTTGCCGCCATAAACGGAAGGCGGGTTAACTGTATTCACTCCGTGCATGATAGTCTCAAACGTTAGTACATCGTCCTTCTTTAGCGATATTGTGTTCGTTCCTGCCGAAAGTAAATAAAGATAGCCATCGATAGCATAGCTGCGTAGTACGACCGGGTACTTAACCTGCCCATCCTCGTATTTCAAATCTCCGAACTCGTATTCCTGCGTGGATGCCTCACCTCCAGTAGTGCTTGGTGTTGTTACGGTCATTTTCACGCCCATAGGCAACTGAATCTCCGCTGCGTCATCAAACTGATGTCTGACGTAGTATTGCACTTGCACATCAAAGGTCAGTTCGCAATCCTTTGTTATCGTCAGTTTCTGCACGTCTTCGCCAGTGCTTGGCGATACGGAAGTTATGGAGTTGCTTATGGAAAGGGTGAGTGCTCCCAGTCCGTCACGGCTCTTAACGTCTGCGGTCAGATTACCGATGATTGTCTTGTCGTCTGCCTTATTGTTGATTATAGGCACAACGAGGTTGTTCAACATCTTCTTTGCTTCATCATCCTGCCAAACGAAAGATACGCCCGACTTCCTCGCTATCCTTGACAATAGCCAGTTTACGGTCACACATGGCTGCAAGAATTTTGGGGACGTTTTATATTCATCCACCGCCACATCATCGCCTACGAAATCCTCCTTATTATCGCCATCTATCATTTCGTGCATAGGTGTCAGCCCGGTAACTGATAGCGACAGAGTGCTGTAATATTCGGCAGGTGCATTCACTACGAGGTATGCAGCTCTAGCCTCTCCTCTGATGGTGTATACTTCCAGCGTCTCATCTTCTCCGCTCACGGATATAACCCGCATGTACTTATCCAGTACTGCATAGCTTCTGTAATCGCCCTTTCCTTGCGCTTGCACCTTTGCCGTTGATGATGGCAAGAAAGGGATAAGAGCACAGATCATGTTCGATGCGCTCTCTATATTTCCGCTTATATACTTTCCGACCTCTGTACCTGTTCTGATGCGTCCACGGCTAGGCGAGTATTGTGTCGTGGTATATTTATTCCTCTGCACCAAATTAATGCCAAAGTTATCTTTGCTCTCAATTCGGTATGGATTGTAATAAGCAAAGAATATCCCATTGCTCACGGCTTCCTCCCTGGTGTTTGGAGTGTTGTACTTTTCAAAAAGCACTCTGTCTGTCACTCCCAGTTCGTTCAGTTTCATTCCGCTCTCTAGTAGCTTCGTGAACGCTGGCATTATACCCCAATAGATTGAGACCTCAACATTTTCCTCGATGCTCAGAACGTTCAAGCGTCCGTCCTTGATAATTTCCACACCACCACGGAAATAACTGCACTTATGGAAAATATAGGGGTATCTGCTGCCGCTCTTCGGTCTATCCGCTTGCTGCAAAACCGAAAGGTTGTGCACCGTCCGTGGCAACTGGATGGTGTACGTGTAGTTCGAGGTCATTTTCGTGACGTCACGAAAAAGGTTGCTCTTGATGTCGAGCACCACATCGGTGTTCTCCGGCAAGTCCATCAAAACACCGTCAATGTAAAGTTGCTGGTCTATCATAGTCTCTGAACGTTAATGTTGTTAATAATCATTTCGCACACGAAATCCTGCAAGCAAGCTGTGCTCTTCGTGTAGCTTCCTGCCTTGATTGTTACGCTCATCCACATGTCTTCCTCTTGCGTCCAGTCTCCCCCTAGGTACATGTCAACGACCGGGCTGCTGGCTAGGTCTTGTAGCATATCGAACGTATCACTGTCAACCAACGGAGCACAAAGTTTGATTGAATCCGTACGCTCGTATCCCTGCCTTCTTCCATTATCGCCATAGTAGCCGTATAGATAATCGGCTAAATTGTTGCGTATGAAACTCAGGTCGCTGGCTATCTCCCTCGTTTCCTCCCCAGCCGCAAAGAGCCAATAGCGGATGAATCCGTGCCGGTCAATCCAACGCAGATAGATACCACTCTCAGCATCGTCTCTGTCGATGCGTAACAATAGTGACTGCTTACCTCCGGTGGTTAATCTGAAAGTAAGGTCGAAAGTATTGTCAAACGTTCCCTGCTGAATCTCTCCATCATAATCGTATATGTTCCAGTATTTTGCACCACTCGGCAATGTGTCTGCGTTGAAGTCCATCATACCGTAAGTCGGAATCTCCAGTAGCTTATTGGGTGCTCCCTCGTAACCGATTAGTAGTTTGGTGTTCAACTTGCTTAAGTATATGCCAAAGGAGAACGGATAATGAGTAAACCATGTAAGCCGTTTGTAGCCGTTCCACGTCTCCCCATACTTTGGTGCGCCCCAAACCATGTTCGTAGTGAAGTCGATGCTCGCAAGCTGTGCGTCTCTGTCATCGTATACGTTGACCTCGATGCCCACTAGAAGGTTTAGAACGCTGGAATCATAGTCTATTGTCCAATCATAGGCTGCATTGATACGTCCGTCAAAAAGAGCTTGCACGTATGTCTTGAAGTCTGTTATGCACTCACTGTTGAACGCCTCCACATTGTAGGCTCGTTCCTTGTTGCCACATCTGATTATTACCTCAATCCACGAAAGGTTACTTCCACTTGCTTTGATAATGCAAGGCAAAAATGCAAAGTATACTTCATCGGGGTAGAAAAAAGAATATCCGTTGTTCACTGTCTGTCTCATACCGTCTCATTGTTTAGTTTGATACTTCCCACCGACTGGTGGATTAAGAAAATAAGTCGCTGTCCGAGCCGTTTCGTTGTGTCGGGCACAACGTTGCTGTATACGTCAGCCCTGCCGCCAGTCCGGTGCAGTTTAGAACCCTTGTTGGCGATGGTGTGGGCGATGGCTCCTGCCATGCTCATGTCGCCACGCTCTTGTGGAGTGTACTTGTGTGCCCGGTCGGTCTTGTAGGGTATAGGTCTACCGTGCAGTCCCTTGTCCTTCATCCATTGCCGGATGATGCCAGCAAAGCCGTAGGGTATCTTGCCTGACCTTCGTCCGGTTTCGAGAACCCCGAATGGCTTGTGCCCCCAGAGGATGGTTTCTTCCTCGCTGGGCTGCTCCACCTTTAGGCTCGCTATCGTTCGCCCTGATGCGTTCTGTCCGTTGATACGAATGTGGTTGATGATAAGCTGCCGTGCTCTCTCCACTTCCTCACGCATGATGAGCGATGCCGCCTTGGGGTCGAATTGAATGCCTCCCTTGCTCATACCTCACACCCTCCTATGCTCTGTGTCAGTTGCAGGGAGTACATCACGCCCGAAACGATCGTGCTCAGCCGCTCGATGATGGTCTCGTAGTACTGCTGCCCTTCCAATGGTTCGAACTGGTGCGACTGGTTGATGGCTCGTATCATCCTTGCCCCTGCCACCTTCATTCGGTCGATGCACTCTCCGTTGTCTTCTCCTTCTGCTGCCCTCGGTACGGTGTCGAGATAAGCCAGGGCAACGTTCACGGTGTCGTATACCCTGCCGTTGCGTATCTCTGTCGTGCCGCTGGCTGGGATGATGCAGACGATTGCCGGATAGTTCAGTTTCTCCAGCTTGGTGTCTGCTGTATCCCAGTCCTCAAATAGGTAGGTGTAGTCTGGTAGCGTGTCTGCTGCCAGCTGCTTTAATGTTTCTCTGATTGTTGCCATAATTATCTAGATTTACGTTTCATTTCTTCCGCTTGCAACTTCTGCAGGTTCCTCTCGTACACGCTTCTCTTGTTGTCCATTTCCATGCACTTGTAGATGCGAAGCCATGGTGTTTTTAATACTTGGTCGTGGTCGCTGATGCCCATCCTTACCGCATACCAGTCCAGCATGCCGAATAGTCCGAACCGCAGGGTATCGATGCCTGCCTCCTTCTCCAGTCTCGTTGGCTTCGCTGTGTCTGTGCTCTCGAAGAGCTTGTTGATGCGCTCGACCTCTGATGTTACCCAACCGATGAGCATAACAACATCAACCGCCCTAGCCTGCTCCACTTCCTTGTGGCTCAGACCGAGAACGGTTGTCACTATCTGATACAGACTTTCCTCGCTGTCTGATAGCTGGGAAAGGTCTATTAGCTGCCCAATGGATAGCTGATTGAGATTGTCGGGCACTCGCTTCCCTCCGACAAATGCAGGTCGTGGCTGCTTGCCGATTTTGTAGCTGGTGTGTCTTGCCACTGCCAGCCAGTACTTGAATGTAGTGTTATTATCCATACGCTTTATATTTTTTATCGTTATCTTTGCCTTAATACGTGCGCCCTAGCCGTTCCATGGCTCGCTACGGATAACTTCTTAAGGGCTACGTATCGTATTGCGTCTATGCCGTGGTTGAATGCGTCTATCGGCTGGTTCGTTGTCTCTCCATCCCTTGACTTCTTCCACTTGTATTGCTGCATGTTCCCGATGATGCCGTGGCTGCGTCTTGTTATGTTGATGCGAAAACGCTTCAAGATGTCGATTCCGTTGTTGATACTGTCCGCTCCCTTGGTGCTGCCGATTATCCACAGCCCTCGGTTGTGTATCTCCTGAATGCTCTTAGGCTCTGCCGAATCCGCAATGATAAGGTCTCGTTTCGTCCGTCCTTGTTCCTTGCATCGGTCTGCGATGTCATCGTTCGTCATTCCAGGCTGGTAGATTTCTTCGTCCACCCATAACTCTCCGTGCGCCAATATAACGTGCTCCAGCGCAGTTGGGTCGTTGGTGAATCCGAAGTCCATACCCCTGCATTCCATCTTCCACTCCTCCCTTGGTGGCAGCTTGTCAACGATGCCCCAGTTGGTGAAGATAAGCCCGGTTATCTTTCCGGTCAGTCCTCTTGCGTAAACTCGCCACAGTTCGGGGTCGTCAATCTCTTCAATTTTCTTGTGTTCCTGCTCAGTCAGGAATCGGTTGTTTCGATGGTCGCTCAGGATCAACCTGCAATCATCCCTGCCGATGATGTTGTTGTGCACCCAGAAGCGTGCGCTTGGGTTGTAGTCGATGAACACCTGCTTACGTGTTCGGATGGCCAGCTGCCAAAATACTTCGTATGGCACACCGTTCGCCTCGTTCACGAACAGATAGTCTCGCTTTCCGTTCTTAGCATCCTGCGCATCTTGGTAACTCTTGAACTCGATGATTGAGCCGTTCTTCCCTCGGTAGCTGCTGTCGCTCTTGTTATTCTTGAACCAGTCCAGCAACTCTGCCCTTGAGTGCAGGATGGTGTCGAGGTCTCGCATGGCTCCCACCTTTAGGTTTGGGAGGTCTTGACCGCACACCGTGATAATTGCCCTGGGGTGTTCAAAAGAAAGCACTATAAGACGCTGCATGATGGTGTATGTCTTCCCCGAGGACGTGCCGCCCTGGTTTACGAGAAACCTTGGCTTCACGTCCGCATTCGGATCATACAGTTCACCAATAACGTCAAATAGTGCCATTCTTCAAACAATAAAACTTAAAACAAAATTATGGTTAAATTATTCTTTATCCAATCCTTCACGCTCGATTACTTCCTGCTCGCTGGATGCGCACTGGTGTCCCGAGTTGATGTATCGTACCTCGATGCCGCCTTGGAAGCCTGCGTTCAGGTCGAGCACGACCTTATCAAGTCCGAGCAGCTTACAAATCTGCGTCTCTGCCTTTAGGATGATGTCTAGGTAGCGTGGGTCTCCGAGACCTCGCTTCTCAGCATCGAACATTATCGCCTTGACGGTATCCATCGTTACCAACCCAGTGTCTGGATCCTTGTTAGGCAGTCCGACTTGTGTCTGTGTCTTGCTGTTATAGTCCGCTTTGGATTTCTCCCATGCGTCCCAGGCTTCACGTATCACCAGTTTCAACCTTGCCACCTCGCTTGTTATCTTTTCGTCCGTGTCGGTCAGTCTCTCTTCCCTCCACTCCTTCAATAACCGCTGAATGTCGCAGTGCGCTTGATTGTATTTCGGTCTGTCGAGCCGCTTGCGAACCTCTGCCGTGATTTCTCGCTCCGTCCATCCCTTGCGGTATAGGGGTGCGATAATCTGCAGGCGGTTCTCTATGTCGATGCGCTGTGCCCTTAGCTTGTTGTTATTACCTTGTGGCATATAAATCTTGATTTAAAATTTCGCTCCGTTGTACTTGTATACGATGTTTCCCTCGCTGTCTCGTTCGTCAGCTGGTACCATTGCCCCTTCGAACATCTTGTATGGCGAGTGCGCTGCCTGCGGATTGTTCCAGCACCACTTCATGTAGTCGGCTGCGCTCATCGTGTAATACTTCGAACTTTTCTCTCTTGTTCCCATGTTCATCGCCTTATCCAGTTTCGCCCTCAAGAAAATCTCTGCATCCAGCTTGATGTCGCTCCACCTCACGTATCCCTTGCGCTTGCAAATGTTCAGTGCTTCGCACATCTGCCCCCTGCTGTAGTTCCACGTTGGCGGCAATCCGCAACAACTTCCGTTGTGGCAAAGTTCCTTGAAGTGTGCGTCCGATACATAAAAGCGCATTCCCAGCTGGTCGCACAGTTCCTTCATGTTCCTGAAGAACGGTTCTTTGACCTTGCGGTTCAGTCTCAGATAGCCGGACTGTACGCTGTACTTCTTGTAGAATGCGAGAATGTCGAAACCTGCCATCTTGCTGATGGTAGGCAACAATTCCCTCAATGTCGGGCTTCTTGTTTCGAGACAGAAGAATTCGGTGCTCAAAGCTGTAGCCCCTCTGTTGAATGCTTCCTTGATAAGGTCGAGGTACGTTGGCGTGCTCACTCCGATGATGAAGGGTCTCAGTCTCAGCGTTGCACCTCCTGCTCCTGCATTGGCGATGCGCTCGATGGCTTCCAGTCTTGCTTGTGGGCTTTCCACCCCTCGCTCTATTACTCTAGCCTTCTCTGCATCGCTGGTGATGATTGAGAACTTGAAGTTCCAGTTCTTCTGCCCTCTAATCAAGTCCATGTATCGCTCATCCTTGGTGAACCATGCTCCCTTGGTCGAGAAGCAAAGCGGATAGTCTATATCCTTGAAGAAGCGCAAAAGTTCCAGTGTCGTTCCGTACTTACGTTCGAAGTTGTCGAACTGGTCGCTCATGCTTCCCCACTGCATAACCTTGCGAGCCTTGATGTATGGCGCAAAGTCTCCACCGTGCTTGTCGGGGTCAATGAACATTCGCTTGATGCGTTCAACGCTCACGTCCTTAACCTCCTTGTGCAGGTATTCCTTCTTCTTGCTGCCAATACCTCGCTGGTTCTGAGCAAAGCAATACATACAGCCAAAGCTGCAATTATTGTAAGTGTCAAAAGCCATTGGCATTGAGCAGTCGGGAAACTCGTATGTTATTCTTGGCGTGTTGCCATAATGTTCTGCCATATCCTCATGAATTTATTTTGTTGATGATAAAGTCTGCGATTTGGTCTGCTGTCTGCTTCGTGGTGTCTATCGCTACAACGTCACACCCCGCAGTTTGCCATTTCTTTGCCGAGTGTGCCGATTCCCGCTGTCCCCGGATAATATCCTTGCTCAACGTTCCGTTCGACCGTTCTGCGAGCCTTTTTTGGATTTCTTCCAGTGGTGCGTATAAGAAGATTACAATCTGTCTGTCCGCATTGAACATTGCGTGCGTCAAGTTCGGACCCCAGCATTTAAGTCTCATTCCTTCGCAAATGATGCAGTCGGTGCTTTCCAGTGCCTTCTTCACGATGTCACGAAGTATGGTCGTACCGTTCAGATTGTCAACACCTCCGTACTTAACATCGTATCGCCCTGCAAATGCAACTCCATCCTTGGTGCTGCTTATTCCGTCCTTGTAGCTCTCAATGCCACCAAAGCTTTCTACAAGCTTTCGGGCAACGGTGCTCTTTCCGCTGGCGTTGGTTCCAATGATAAAAACACAAGTCTTTCTCATATTCGAGTTATTTTTGTTAAATTTCGTCTCTGCCGGATTGAATTGTTCAGAGCGGATAGTTTATCCATTTCAAACGTTTCTCCGACTTAAACGCTAAATTTCCGACTATTCGGTTTTTTCTTTGAGTTCGTCCACATCAAAGTTGCGCTTCTCGATTGCGTCAAGTCCCAGCATATCTGCCACGGCTTGTGCGTCCTCGCTGCGGTATACGATGATGATGCGCTGTTCTTCGTCCTCTGCTGGCTCGTAGGTCGTGGCTTCCTGCTGGATTTCCCAGGGGGTCAATCCCCATCGCTGCATATCGTCCACATCAAATGCTCCCTTTAGCTTCTCTTCGTCCCAGCTGCCAAAATAGACGTTATCCTTGATGATGAACTCGTCCGTCTCTTCATCGGATAGGCTGTCAGCAATAACGACCTCGACCTTTGGTTCTGCCTTCCAGGTCTCCCAGTGGCTGCAAAGCTGCTGCTTCTCTCCATCGGTCAGTTTCACGGCTACGGCTTCGATAGCGTTCCTGATAGCTTCGTCTTCCATCTGCTCGATGTTGAGCAGGGCACGGAAGCGCATGTTTCCTCCGAGGATAACTCGGTTCTCATTACAGACGATTGGTCTCATCTGCAACATCTTTGGAAACGTCAGAATACTCTCAACGAGTTTCTGCATCTGCTGTGGCTCAATGCTGCGTGGGTTGTCTTGGTTCTCCACCAGGTCGTGCAGGTTGATGTTCTCGATTTTATTCTTCTCCATTGTCTTCCTCCTTTCCTTCTTGTCTTTGTTTCAGTTCGTCAAAGTTCCAGACGATGCGGTCGATATGATCAACCCCAAGCAGCTTGGCAAGGAATGGCTCATCGGCTGGCTTGTAGTGAATGATTACGTTCTCACGTGGCAAAACGCCATCGCCCATTATCGTTGGCAAGTCGTCAGGAGTTAAGTCTTGACCTTCGATTTCAGGAGGTAGTTCCCCTGCGAATGGGTCGCCCTCTTGGTCGTCCTTGTCTTTCTTCTTGCACTTGCTGGTGCTGCTTGCTTCCACTGGTGCTGGGTTCCAGACTGGCATACCCCAGTTCTGAAGCTGTGCGCTGTCCCATCGGTTCGCAAGGTCGTTGAAGTCCCAGTTGCCGAAGGATAGGTTGTCTTTAATCATGAACTCCTGCTTCTGTGCTTCTGTCAAGTCTGATGCGCTCACCACGGTAACTGTTGGCTGCTGCTGCCATCCCTGCCAATACTCCATCAATGCGGCTTGCTCCTCATCGGACAGACGCTGCTCTGCATCAAGCTTTACTTGAATGCTTGCTTTGTCCATCGTGACAATGTGCTGCAAGGCTTTCAGTCTCATGTTGCCACCCAGTGCATGGAAGGTCTCATCAACAACAATCGGGCGCAGGGTCAACATTCGTGGGAACACGATGATGCTCTGCACAAGCTTCTGAAAGTTCGCTTGACTTATCTCTCTAGGGTTCGCCTCATTCTCGCTGACCCTCGATAGTGCGATTTCTTCTGTTTTCATTTTCTTCTTGTTTTAAGTTCGTAATTTGTGCTTATTTGATAAACACTGGCGCAAAGATACTACTTTTTTGCTTTAGTTGTTTGTTCTTTGCACACTTTTAACTTTCTTCAACACTTCGTTTTTATCTTATCCGTCAAAGGCTCTGATGGTCTTCTGCAGGGGTGTCTGCGGTTTCTTCGGCTTCACTCTGACCTTGTATCCTGCACATACCCATGCGAGGAGAAGTGCGTCTCTCTGGTCTTGGTTCATTCTCGGCATCTTTTGTCCTGCGCTTACAAAATAAGCAAGTTCGTTTTGCGTGATTTTTCCGTCCTTGCCTTTCCAGCACTTCTTTAGTGGCTTGACGATTTCGCAGGGGATATTGTAATGCTTGCAGCACTCGACAATCAAGATTCCGGTCTGATGGTTCATTCCGGTAGAGCGTCCGATGGCTGCTGCCTTGACTGCTGTCATGAACCGATTAAGCACATGCCAGTTGCTTTTGTTGAGCCAGCCGCCTTCAATAACGACCTTAATCTTTTTGCAACTTTCGTTCATAGCCTTGAGGTAATCTATCAATGAAGGAAAATTCATTTTATAGGCGAGAAACTTCTTGTCGTCAAAGACTGCTCCAACTCCGCTTTCCTGATTGTCGGGGTCTATTCCAATTATAACTGTTCCTTTTTCCATTTTTTCTTTAAAGTAATTATTTCGTTTGAATTTCACGCATAAGCGTTTATTTTGTTTTGCTGGTGTAGTTTATTACTCAACACCCTTTACGTGCGCATATACGTGCGCACATGCGTTATTATCCCTATCTTTCCCCTACCCCTTTCTTTCCCTTCTTTTTGGTTGCGATAGAGAAAGCTGGCAGGGATTCCGGAAGTTGTGCCTGCGCTTGCAAAATAAATGAATAACAAAATGTATATGTTGCAGGGTTCTTCCTTCTTCCACCGCCAGCCGAATGAATAAAAGCATAATTTCTAACGATTTCTTTTTCTTACTTCTTCATGTACAACCTCGCTTTCTTTGTTTATACGTCAGACTTCGGGAGATGCGTTTCCGGCTCTCATATCGTAATTTCAAGATGTTATAAGTTTATTTGTTTTGATAGGGAGCCATCCCCTTCTGTCCTCGCTGGTTAAAAACTCTATTATTGACTCACGACCGATTATTCTTTTTGTTTTCGAGCAGCCATGCCAGATGCGCTGCCTGCTGCGGATTCTTGAACATGGAAAGAGCCTTCTCTACGTCCGGCTTCTTCCTCTCACGCATCGCTCTGTCGGCTACCCGGTTCTTTGTACCGTAGTTCCGGTAGTGCTTACTCCAGTACTCTTTCTGATACGCCCGGTATTTTTCCCGGTTTCTCTTTCGCCACTCCTTCGTGGCTCTGAGGATCTGTTCCCGGTGTTCCTGGTAGTACGCTCTGTTCTTCTCCCTTGTTGCGAAATCGCTCATTGCATTCAAGTATTACCTGATGTTCTACATATTGCTTGCGTGCCGGGCAGTATATGCCATTTATGCAGTTTCGCCCGGCATCGCAAGCCTTGCATAATTCACTCGCCATACGTCCTAGAATGGTAAATTCTCAATGTCGTAGTCAGTGAAGGCGATGTTCTCGTGACCCTCGAATGGGATGCAATGAGTGAAGTCTGCTGGCTTTCCGCTGTGGATAGGTAAGACGTTGTATCTAGCCGCAAAATCATCTCCACGGTCACGAACAAAGAACGCTGGAAGCCATTTGAATTTTTTCCCGCACCTTACCAGCACCTTGTCGAAGGTCTTGAAGGCTGGGTGCTCCCTTGCTTCCTTCTCTTTTCTCCAGATGTCACGAGCTTTTTGAAACATGAGGATTTCTCCCTCTGTCGCTTCTCGCAATTCCTTTTGTACGCTGATACGCAGGTCGAAGGTCTGGTCGGTCACGAACTTCTGGTTCTCGATTTCGTACTGGTCTCCAAATGTCAGCGTGTCCTCACTTTCGTTCTTATCAATGAGCTTGCCGATGATAGTCAACTCTCCTTCCTCATCGTCCTCGTTGAAAACATAGAATCTGCCGACTTCGAACTTAAGTTTCGCTGGCTTCTCTATTTCCAGGGTTTCCCGGTTCAGCTTTCCACCGAGCCGCTCTTCAATGGTCTTGATATAGGCATCAGGATTATCGCTCTTGACCCAATCGAATGTAGCCCAGCTCGTAGGGGTATCCAAGATTTTACCTTTCGTCAACGTGTATAGTCCGGTAAAGTGCAATTTTGTCGTATTATCCTCGTAACTGTCGAATATGCAAGTGGCTTGATTGTTTTCTTTCTTGTACTCCAGAACGTCTCCCTTCTTGAAGAACTTGCTCCAGTCTCTCATTTGTTTCGAAGGGAAAAACGTTACTTCTCCTCCCTTCATCCATCTGCCGTTCTTGTTGAAGGAATACTCTCCGTCCTTATTCTTAGTCCAGATAGCTTCCCCTGCTTCCTTGTTGGATTCAAGATAGGCGAGCCCAACATTTCCGCAAAGTGACGTATAAAACTCAGTGCCTTTAGGCACATCCTTCAAAATCTCATAAACATCAATATCTTTCTGTTCCATAATCTGAATGTTTTTTATTGTTTATAACTTAACGTCTCCGAGTTTAAAATAAAGTTCCAGCAGTTCCTTGGTATTGAGCCAGAAATCGGTGTTGCCGATGTATACGTGATGTCGGTGTTCGTCCGTGATGATTTCTATCTTTTTCATACTGTTTCTGTTTATAATAAAATACCTAGAGCCGCTGTCGTGATTGCTGACCAGAGGAGCAACACAACCATTAAGCAGCCACCAATCTTTCCGTCCCTGCTCATTGTTTTCCATTGCCTGGCAATGTCCGCAATCGTAGCAATTACCATGATGCCAGCCGTAGCTGCTACAACAAGCATCAGAAAGCCAATCTGTTGTCTAACCATATCTTCGTCATTTAAAAAGTTCCTGTTGCGGATGGATGATGTCTGCCCGTTTCTTCTTTGCTGCCCAGAGAAGGAGGTTGGCGTTCTTGGTTCCAGCATTCTTCTCGAGGTCTCTGATAATGCAGGTCAGGGCATCGTGCTCCGCTTCCTTCTCATTACCGTAGAAGATGCTGAGAGTGTCGTATCTACTCGGGTAGGCAACCGGGCTGTCGTACCAATGCTTTCCATTCTGAATGCTGTAGCCCCATATCCAGCCGAACTGTGTATTGGCGGTCATTACCTTCCATCCCCAGTTGTCTGCACCCTCTGCGGCATACTCGATTACATGCGGATTGATGCAAACATCGTAGATGTTGTACTTGAAGCCTTTGTGCTCTGCGACTGGCTTCTTGATGTCGTAGCTGTTATCGGTAAGCCATTTGCACCAATCGTTCGATGTCTTGAATACGAGCCCTGCGGCTCTGCATTCGTGAAAAAATAATTCATTCATGGCTATTCCTCCGTTTTTTGTTCATCCGTAATCAACTTGCGCAATCGAGATATAACCTTACTTGCGTTCTCATCATGCACCCCTTCGTAAAGTCCAAGATGCATCATAATGATGTTTAGCGCAGGGTCATCTATTTCAACAGCCCTTTCTGCAAGTATTTCAAGCACACGTGCCATAATCGTAAAAGTCACAGGATAAGGAGTACTTTTTGAACACTCTGCTATCTCTTTCAATAGCCTTGGCATATCAACCTTAAACACCATGTCGTTCATAACATAGTCCTGAACTTTCTTGCTTTTTATTTTCTTCATATCATTCATACTTCTAAATCTTTACGAAGTGTACGTCCTTGCGGTCTTCTCTTTCACTATTCAGACAAGCAAGATTCATACACATAATGCCTTCTCTCTTACCGTTCAAGATGCACTCGTGGCAGTTATATTCAGATAGACCTATATCCTCAACCACCTTGCAATTTACACCTTCAATGCTAATTGTCGACCCTACCGGGTATTCTGTCTTGAAGCATTCGTTGTTTACAATACATACTTCTTTTGCCATAATTCTTTTGTTTTAAGTATTTAAAATCTGTTTGCCTTATAATTTACCGCCCGAAGCGTGAAAACGTCCCAGAGCGGCTGATTTTGCCCTCATCCGTGGACTATTACTTTTTTCTTCCATTACACCTTCATTTCTATGTTAAGTCCTAGACCGAAGAGAAGGTGCTGCAAGTCATGCACGTAAGAAATATCCCCAAGATAAAAATCATCTTGGCATACGTCATAGCTATCAGATGGAGCAATATTGTTATAGACTTCTAATTCAAGACAACCTGCTTTCCTTTCTGCTGGGAACGCACGAAAGTATAGCTTATCATTGATGCTATAATCATAGTCTATATCATTTGTTTCCCATTTATTCTTACATAGAATTTTCTGAGTAATAGGAATCGGAACAATATCCTTAACCCAAGCACAGCAGTCACCTAAGAGATAGCCTTTCTCTCCAAATTCCGCACCTTCGATGTTCTCTAAGCAGACAACACCTTTCGTAACCGTTCCATCGTCCAACTCCAAAGTCTTTGATGGGTCTGATGATGTTACTCGGTAAGCAACATTCTTAGATGTGCCTAAAGGCACTCCATTAGTCATTACCAAATCTCCGGGAATGTATTCTAACTTATTCATACGCTTTACTTTTTAGATTCAACAATTTCTTTCAAGATTGTACTCTTGCCCTCATTCGTTATTTTTCGGGCTTCCAGCCGATGCCAAGCCGCTGCAGAACTCCACGTTCGTAGTATCTTGTCAGCGAATCCTTTGCTGGCTTGTTGTTTGGGTTCTTCTTCAAGTCTTCGAGGTTCTGCTGGATTACCCACCGGAACTTGTTGTCTTGGTTCTGCTGGCTCGATGGCTGCTGGTGCTTGGCTTGCTCGTAGAGTTCCCCGATGCTCGGTCTTGCCGTTGCCGCAGGATCCTGCGCCTTGACTGCTGCCGATTGCGGCTGCTGGCTTGTGGCTGGCTCGTTGTTGAAGTTGCCTTCCAGCACCTTTGCGAAATTCTGCTCATTACCGAATATCCAATCAAACTTTCCGAGCCAGCCATGCTTATTATTGCCGTTCATGAAGTCAGATGCCATCGCAATGTCAATTACCCGGTACAGAGTTTTCACGTCTCCCTTGCATTGACGAACCCTTGCCTTGACCATAACCTTGCGGTTCTCAGTCATGAGCGTAATAGGCGGCATCGCACTCTTCGTCTCATCATGCTTGCGGTTCCAGTATTCCTTGACGGCAGCATAGTCTATCTTTTGAGATTTTGAACCCTTGCCGCCACCGGGTGCTTCGGGCTTGACCGATGCACTCTTAATACCTTCTTTAGAAGGTTTATTATTATCTGCAAGTTTACTTGCATCACTATCACTATCACTATCACTATCACTTAGGTATCGTGTCGTATCGCTTGGTATACGTTCGTATACGTTCGTATCGCTTGGTATACGTTCGTTTTCTTTGGTATCATTCGTATTCGATTTATTCCATCGTTTACGAATGTTCTCACGATTACGTTCGCATTTCTTTTGGTACTTCTGCTGGTTTCTATCAATCTTGTCTTTGATAAAGACGAAAGCCATACGTACGACTGGTTCCAGATTGATAACCTCGCCATCCCTTGCGTATATGAAGAGTGCCCGGGTCAGTTGCCCGAGTTGCTCGTCCGTCAGCCCCTCGATTAATTGATAGTCTGATGTGTATAAGATAAATGAATCACTCATGATGCTTTATTCTGATAATGATAATTTCTTTTCCAGCTTCCGTTTTAACACTGTAGCCATCCGGATTTTGTTCCGCTGGCTTGTGTCGGTCGGTGCTGTCACTTCCCCACCTAGGGAAATATAATTTTCCAGTTGAGAAATTATATTCCTTAGGTCGGTTTTTGATATAGGAACGCTAGCCATAAGCCCTGCCTTTACTTAATTAGCAATCTCCGTGCTCCCTGCACCTGCTTGATGTACTTGGCGCACGCTTTAGGATGGTCTGCCTGAAAAGCCTTGGCATCGAACTTCTCGCTTGCCTTCGGTGCTTTCCACGTTGCCAGCATCTTTCCGTTTCCGTCCACGATGCTCTCTGCGTCCCCGAAGAACAGCTTCAAGTTGTCCTCAATCTCATCCTGCTCGGTCTCCAGTTTCTTGTTCTGAACCTTGAGTTCCTTGAGCCTAGCAATCTGTTCGAGTATCTCCTTCGTTGCGGTCACTTCCTTGCCAGCTACATGTAGAGGAGACTTTAGGAGAACGTCTTGTGCGCTGTAGGCTGGCGGCTCTTGGTTGCCCACGATGTAGTCAAGCCAGAACTTGGTTATCTCGTCACGCATCCATCCGAAAAATTCGGGGTCGAAGTCGATGTCACGGTAGCCGAACTCCCTGCCTGCTGTCAGCCAGGCAAGTGCTCCATCCTTGTATTCGCCCACTCCGAGGTTCATCTGAAGCTGGCAGAACCAATGCTTCGGGAGGTCGTCTGCATCTATCTGCATCTGCGTTGTCTTGCACTCTAGGATGCTCTTGCTCGCTTCGTTGTGCGTTGCCCCGGTTCTCCAGAAGGTGCGGTCAGGAGATACACGCAGATACGGAGTATCGGTGTTCGTGATGGTGTAGTCGTCCGTGCTTGCCTTGATGATGTGGCAGTGGCTCTCTCGCTTAAAGAACTGCGCCACGGCATCCTCCAGCAGGTGTCCTGCAACCATCGCAAAGTTCTCAACCTTTGGTGGGTCGATACCCTTCTTGCGTCTCCACAGCTGATATGGTGTCTCCCATGGATTCAGTCCCAGTACTGTGCCTGCCTCTGATGCGCCTATTCCCTTTGAGCGGTTCTGCAACCACTCTTCTCTGCTTTTATATTTAATTATCTGCTTCATTGTCTTTTATTTTTATGTTTGCGGTATAATACATTTTCGCTGCTCCAATGATAAGCTGACGAACGAATTCATCCCTCTTCATTGAATGCACAAGTCCACTTGCGAGGATATCGGCTTTTCCGGAATAGGCAATATGGAAATCGAAACCTTTGCCACCTTCTTCGCTTATATCCCCATTATCTTCTGCTGCAATCTGTAGAAAATTTCTTTCTTCCTCGTCTTCCTCTGCCCATGCCTTGAAACCATCTGCGGTTCTGCTAAAGTACTTGTCGATGGTGCTCTTGTGTTTCTGTTTGTTTTCTTTTTCTGCCATAATTTTACTGAATGTTTAATAGTTGCCGCAGGTTCCCTATAATCTGGTCAGGTTCCCACCCTGAAGGTTGCCCTGCGGCTAATTGGGAAACGCTATAACATTATAAACTAAACTACTTCTTTGCTGCTGTGCCAGTCTTGCCTTGGCTGCGGTTCATTGCCTTCTGCGCCTTGTTCTTGGCATCATCGGCTGCTGCCTGCGCCTGCTGTGCGATGGCATCCTGCTGCTTTGGCTTCTTGAAGGTCTCCTCTACTGTGGTCGTACCTTCTTTGATGGCATTGTACACACCACCCAGCTTCTGAATGTCCTCTGCCGTGACTTCCTCGGCAGACTTCTTCCCGATGTAGTCAAGCAGCATAAGGTCTGTTACCTGGTACACTTGGAAGCAGGCTACGCAGCTCTTCCACTGGCTCTGTACGCCAGTCTGCTTGATGTGCTCCAGTGCCTTCGCCTGCACTTCCTTCACCACGCTTGCAATCAATACTTGCGGCACGACCTTGCAGATTGCGTTACGCTGGGCGATCGCCACGGCTGCATTGCCAACTACCACCTGCATATCCTGCGAGAATGTGTAACCTTTCGATGTCAGAATGCTGCGCTTCACTTCGATAGAGTAGGCAACGTTGCTCTCTAGGTCATGGCATACGCCTTGTGCCGTGATAGTCTTACCATCGTTTGCGATGATGCGGCCAGCGATGCGCAGGTTCTGCCAGCAGGCAGAAATGATTTCCGTGAACCTAACACTAGGACCCTCGATAACAGTAGTTTTTCCGTCCTTGCTAGTGCGCTCAAGGTGGTAGAAGCAGTTGTATGCCACATCATCGTCCATCGCTGCCAGTGCTATCATGTTCTTCTTGCATTGCATGATGTCTCTCGGGAACTTGTGCGCTGTTGCAATCTGTCCGTCAATCTCCGAGCGGTTGATAGCTTCCAGCATTTCGCCACCGCTCACTTGAATAATTTCATTTTCCATAATTCGTTCTTTTTATTGTTCAACTTATTGTTCATTAACTCTAGTGGAAGGCTGGGGATTCGAACCCCAGTTGACTGCCAAAACTTACCCCCCCTTGCCAGCTGCCGAGGGATGCCCTTCCGTTGCAGGGCGCACGCTGCCGTTTCCGCATATTACATGGTAAAAACAACTAATTTTAGATAACCTTTGAAAAATGAGTTTTGCGTGCGCCCTTTGCCCTGCCGCTGCAGGGAGCCATATAATAATTGTTTAACATCGTAATCAAACCAGTTGAGCCATAAGGCTGTCGAGCCTGCTTTCCTCGAAGGCGTCCATCGGGTCTTGGTCTGCGTATTGGCTGTTCTCTTCCAGCCAGTCGTCCATCACGTCTTGATAGTTGACGCAACCCTCGATAGCTTCCTCCAGCCGCTCGCTGTCGTTGTTGTTATTCTTGTGCGAAACGACCGCTGTGTTCCCGGTTCTGTCGCACCATACGCAGATGTTGCCTGCCTTGGTCTTGATGTCTACCCTAGCAACCGCTGGTTGCTGTGGGTCTCGGTCTATCTCCAGCAAGATGGCATCGTACATTTTCGTCCTACATTCCTCGATAATTCTTGGCTTCATAATGCTAAATTCTTCTTTCAATCACGACATTCCATTTGTCTTCCGGGAAAATCTTACGGATCGTTTCGATACATTTATTAAGTTCTTTGAGTGAGCAAAACGCATCCACCATGTCACCTTCTTCGTACCATTCCCATCTTTTAGTGTCTGCCGCTTCCTCTTTTGAAAGAGGTCTGACTATGCTCGCTTTGAATCCCTGGTACTCGTTAGGAATCTTTATGCCACCAAGGTATCCTCCTGCAATTTTATTTCCGCTTCTGTTTACCACGGGAATACTAATAGAGCAATAGTAATGCTCTGCTCCACCACAATAACCTATATAAGAAGTTATGCAAAACTTCACATCACGCTTTCCTTTCGTATAATCACCTATTGTGGTATATTTCTCACCATCAAGATCAAGGCAGAAGGTGAAGCCTTCTCCAATCGTGCTAGGAATAGGTGCTTCCATTTCTGTAATATCGGCTCCACGTTCCACCTGTATCATTTCTTTCCAATTCATAACCTTACCGTCTGATTAAATAGTTAAAGAATGTCAGACGTGCGTCTGCAAGCGTCTGCTTGTTGAACTCGCTCATCGGGAGAACCGGAACTCCGTCTAGTGAAAGACAAAGCATGTTGTCGAACTCCCTTACCTGAATGCGTCTTTCCGCTTCCTTCATGGTTGCCAGTCGCTTGCTGTCCTTTCGCTCCTGCTCCCACTTGGCGGTCAGCTGCTTCGCTTTTTCGTAGGCATTCATCATAGGGCAATCCTCCAGACTTTTTTAATCTCGCTGCCCTCGAAAACCTTGCGGTTGTCGATTCTGCGGAACTTGACCTTAATCTTACCAGCCTGCAACCATCTGCGCAGGGTGTTGCGATGGATGCCAAGCACCTTGCAGGTCTCTGTCATGGTGTATCTGCCTGCATCCGCTACCTTTGGTTCTACGTTCGTCATATTATGCCCTCCAAAAGATTAAAGTTACTAATACGATGGCAACTGCCAGGCTTATTACTTCGTCACTTGTGATAATCTCGATAAACTTCTTCATACGCTCTGAATGTTTAAATTGGTTCTACTTGATTATTTGCGTACGGCTGCACGTCTCTTCTTTGGTGTTATCAATCCAGCCTTTATGAGGATAACACGCACGTTTTGCTGGGTGCAACCAACACGCTGTGATACTGCGAGCATTATTCTGCTGTCTGAGGTCTCGGCAGGTGCTTTTGCTCGGAAATCTGCAAACATCGCTATGATGTTCTTCTTTCGTTCGTCCTGCTGCTTCTGCAACGGTGTCCGAAAATCATAATTAAAATTTTCTCCCATTTTATTTGTATTTTAAATTATTTTCTTTATCTTTGCAAAAGAGTTTTTAAACTCGTTTCTGAAATCGTTTGCAAAAATAAAACAAATATTTTAGATTACAAAACATTTGATAGTGGTTTTAATATTAATTTAATTTTATTTAATTTTGTTTTAATATGAACGGAGAAGAACTAAAACAATATATAAAGCGCTCGGGAATGTCCGTTGCTGCTGTTGCGGAGGAGTTAGGAACAAGTCCTCAGAACTTGAATGCGAAGTTTAATCGCAAGTCTATAAAGATAGATTTCTTTCAAAAGATAAAGGAAATAATAGACAAGTGTGCCCCTCCACTCCCTGCTGAGATGGAAGCGGCTGTTATCGGTTCAAACGTCAATGGTTCGAACAGTTCCAATGTCTCCCAGTCGCTTGCTGGCGATGCTGCCTTGGCTGCTGAGAATAAACTGCTGCGAGAACAGAATGAGTTCCTGCAAAGTCAAGTTAAAACGCTGCTTGCAATTGTCGGGCAAAGATAAAAATCATTAACTATATTCTAAGCAAAGATGAAAGATGAGGATTTCATAGAGCGGAAGGAGAAGATTCTTCTTGCCGCCCTCGGGAAAAGCTGGCTATGGAAAGCCAGCAGGCTGATAATAGGTATCATCCCTCCAGTGGGTGCGCTTGTAATGCTGATTCACTGTTCCCTGCTCTCCATGGGCTATAGGGCAAAACTCACAGAGTGGATATTCGACTGCTCGCTGTTCGGGTTCATCGCCTGGATCATTTGCAGTCTAGCCTATGGGTTCTGCTGGGTGCATCGAGCGTTCGCTACCTACGGAGTGCTGATTTCTTTCTGCATCGACTTCCAGCGTTCTTTCGGGTTCGGGGTTTTTCGCCAGCCGCTCCACCTGCTGATGGTCGCCCTAGGGCTGCTGCTCTTCTTCGTCTTCATCAAGAAAAAGGCTTGGAATGAGTTCTACGACAGAAATATTAATCATTTAAATAAATAGCGTATGGGAAGTTTCATTAATGGACTGGCAAAGGGTTTCGTTCGCTCTGCTGTCAATCAGGTAGGAAGGGATGCTGGTCGTGTTGTCAGCAATAACATCTATGGTGATGCTCACTCTATACCGCACCGGAATGTTTCCGCTGGTGGTGCTGGTCGTGTCTCCAGCGTTGGAAAGGTAGAGAATGAGGAAACTGTAATCATCGAGCCTTCGGAAGGAAAAGCTATTGCTTGGTGCGTGGTTGCTCTCTTCTTCAATTTCCTTGGTGCAGTCATACTTCTTGTCGTTGGCTACAGAAAGCTGAAAAACAAATACGTTGCAAGTGCTTGGCTTTATGAATCCCAGGCGGTCTATGTCGCTGATGGTCGCTATAAGGCTGGGGAGCGTTATGATGGCCACCAGTTAAGCAGACGAAAGATAGAGGTTTCTGCTGATGAGTTCATGATTGAGAAGAATGAGAAAATTGCAAAGATATATCTATACGCTGGCTTTGCAATCTTAATTTGTTGTTTATTTGTTACAATTGCATCGATATGAAAAAGATAATAATGCTGTTTGCGCTTGCGCTCATGTGCGTGTATGTGCGTGCGCAACATACGGTTTACTGCGAGATAATACAATTTAATACTGGAACTCCAAAGGCTCTCATTGCTGTTGATTTCGGAAATAAGGGAGCGGATGAGATAATCGATGAAAATGGAAAGAAGGTAAAGTTCAATTCATCGGTTGATGCGCTTTCATACTTTGAGAAACTGGGATGGTCTGTTGTGTCCGCTTACTCTGTTGTAGCATACAATGGATTGGCAAACGTTCCAACGGTTCATTATCTGCTGCAAAAGAAAGTTGCTTCATACGATGAGAAAATGGACGGAATCCGTATAAAGAAAAGCGAGCCAAAAAAGAAAATAAACCTTGGCGATGATGGATACTTTGAATAA